GCATCATAGTTAGCCTTCTCAATTTCTTCGGTCTTAGAAACCATCTCATTATTAAAGCGGTCAGAGAAAGTAGACTTAACCTTATCAAAGGCCATCTTCTCAAGTTGTTCTGCCTTAAATTGACTATATGCCTTTTCAAGATTTTCTGCACTCAAATCCAAAGTGGATTGGTCTTCTAGTTTAGCCATATACTTAGCGTCTAATTGGTCGTGACTATCACTTACCAAGTCTCCAGCACGGCCAGCCTCAACTTGACCGGTTGGTAGGTCAGGATTTGATTTCATTTCAGTTCCTTCCTCTTCCGGCATATTAGGATTCTCTCCTCCCATGTATTCCATATCTTCGTCTGAGTCATTGGTGTCCAATGCTTCTAGTTCTTCTAATTCTTCTTCTTTTTCTAAGTCCGACATTTCCGTTGCCCCTGCTTCTATTTCCTCAGTTTTATCAAAGTTCTTTATATCCTTTTCTGTATTTTCTTCGGTTTTCTCAATAATTCCACCATTATTAATCTTATCCAAAGTCTTATTTAATTCTTCTAATGCGTTTTCTACTTCATTCATGTTATCACCTTTATCTTGCTTTAATATATTGAATTTCGCTTCAGGATTAATCCCCTTTTCACAAACAGTTACCTCATGTAATTCTAATTTAGAGATTTCATTATAATCTCCAAAATCTTTATGAGATTTTGTTTTCTTTTCTAATGCTTGACCCCCAATAGAAAAGGAACGTAATGAACCACTTCTAATATCCCTGCCAACTTCTTTAGCCTTTTCAATATCTTCTCTAATTTTAATTACTACAAAGAAACCAACATCATCTACTTCGGTTTTCCATAGTTTCCCACCCCTATCTCGATATTGAGGAATGACTTCCCCAACTTGAACATTAGAATGATTAGTCATTACATTTCGGAATTTAGGAACAGTCATATATTTTTTAACTGCTTCTCCTAGCGCATTTAAAGTTATTAAATCATTTTGTTTATCAACCATTTCTATGGAAGCATAACCCCCAATTACTAATGAATCGGATTTAATAATACTAAAAGAATCATTTCGTATGGGTTGCACTATTCTAGACATAACAGCAGAACTCATGCTTACTTTGAATTAAAACAACTATTTTAATTCTTCTGGAGTTAAATCAGCAAACTTATCATTAGTAATTTCCCAAATCCCATCATCACTATCGGACTCAACACGCTTAGTTTCTAATCCTGTCCATGCTAACCACACCTTTTCACCCTTTACAGGAATAACTCTCACATGAAATTTAGTATTAAATTTATTACCATCAAGTAAATACTCATGGTAGCCATGTCGTTGAACACCCAATTCAACTTCACCCGAATCAATTAATTTCCCTTTACGGAAATTAGTTTGAACTACTGCTGGAAACTTAGCGGATTTACCAAAGAGTGAAAATACATCTTCTTCGGAATCTATTTTAATTTCCCAACCAATTGTAACATCACTTAATTTGAATAAAATAGTAAGATTTTCATTTTCATTACGATATACCTTAAAATCACCCTTTCTATATTTATCTGGAGTCTTATAGGTTTTTTCTAACACGTCGGAATTAGCGATAAATTTTCCACTACCAAGATAATCAATATCTTGTTGATGACGTAACCAATTCATCATTTTCTTACCATTATTATCGAAAACATTGTTAAATTCTTTTGGTCTATGTTCTTGTGCGTATGATTCAATAGCAGAAAAAGGAGTTTCTTTACCTTCTTCAATAAGAAAATTGCGAATTGATACTCTCAAATAGGCTTTCTCATCTTTTAGCATATCTTCAATTTGGGTTTTCCAAACATCTAAATCCATAAGGGCATTCTTAGCCATAAGATTATTCTCTTCAAATCCATAAAAAGTAAAGCCATCTAATTCTCCCTTAATAATAGCAGTTGCATCACCATGAATTGCGTCGGAAATTGAATAACCCTTCTCTAACGCTTTAACATCATAATTAAGAGATTTTTTAGTATCTTTAGATAACATCTCTAATGTAATCAATTTATCGGGGGTTTCTACTTCAGGTATTTCAATAACTTTTGCAGAATAGAGAGTATAACTACCATCTTTATTTTTCTTAACTTCATCTACTTTAACTCGGATAATGTCTCCAATTTCAACTTCGGTTTTAGTATTGAGGGCTTTCCCCACATTAAGATAAGTCTTTTCTTTAATAGTTTTAGTATTTTTATAATCATCTTCGGTTGGCCCAGCACCTAAAGTGTAAGTAAACATATTAGATTTAGTGGTTTTCTTATCAAGAACCATTAAGTCCAAATCTACAAACTTCTTCCACTTAACCCATTTTGGATTTTTCTTTGTGCCAATAAAATAAGTTGAAGTAAGGTCTTTGATAACCACCCCTTCTGAGGTAGGTAGTTCCATAATTTCCTTCGCATAATCTTCTACTTGACTTATTGAATCAGCATAACGAGTATCTTTCTTAGAAGGGAAGGCTAACATCTCATCGGAATGAGTAGAATAATTATTAAAAAGTATTTGTAGTCTTTCTGATAAAGGAGCATCATGTAATTCTTTACCTTCATGTCGCATAATATCAAACACATGCGCTCTTAAAATAGCGTTAGATTTCTTATCTTTGAATATACGAGCAACAACTTCTGCTCTGTGGAGAGGGGCTTCTTCATCAAATAACATTAATTCCGCATCAAGAATACAGTCACCAAAATGTTTCTTTTTCATTACTTCAACTTGTTTAGGACAATGGTTGGTAATATCCTTTTCATTAAAAGAATATATTTTAATAGTGTTATCTATTTTATGAATTTGAATACGCATTCCATCATATTTTTCTTGAACTACATAATCTCCTGTAAACCACTTAATTTCCTTTAAATCATCTATATCGAAAATACGATACATTGGCTTATTAGGAACTAAAAAATTCATCTCGGATTTTTCAGCCTTTTCTAAACTAGTTATATTTTCCCAAGCGGTTGAACTATGTTGAGCGATATATATTTCTTCTAGAAGTTTTTTTGCAGCAAGATACTTTGTTTTAATGCGCTTAGTATCTTTATTGTCTCCATAATGTTCCACTATAAAATCAACAATATCGGACTCGGCAAGATTAAGACCGGAATAACCGGCAGTTAGAGTATCGGGTTTTAATCCGTTGGCTTTCCAAGCCTTAGTTGATAAGGCATTATCGTGGCGGCGAATTGCCCAATGAATAAATTTAGCAAGAAGGGCTTCATTCTCAAGAAGTTTCTCTAAAACATTTTCACCATATTTATTAGCAAAAGGGTCTTTGATTTTCTCGGAAGAATAACGTAAGGCTTTAACTTCTTCATATATGCGCCTAGCAGTATCACTTTCAATATTTTCAGCATCATCGGAAAATAACTCCTTTTCGGAAATAGTTTCTTTAAGGAGTTTGCTGTATTCGTTAATATTATCCCAATGTTCCCTTAGTGCTTTAATGGTTAAAGCCCATTTTTTACCATAATTTTTGGGGTCAGATAAAGCAGAAAGATAAGCCATTCGGAATCTTTCAAAAAATTGAATTATTCTAATAGTTAAAGGGTCTTTTTCTTTTTCAACTGAAAGAGGCACACAAAATCACCTTACTTATTTCCGCTTGCGTAATCTCTTTTGCCTTCTTTTACACTAGTGCCTTTCGCTTCGTCGGAAAGATGACCTACTCCGAGTTCTTTGATAGTGACTTTCTCACCCTTAGTTCTCTTAAGTTTTATTTCTTCACCGATGACGAATTTCATTAGTTTTTCTACATATTTAGTTTTTTCATTAGTCATAATAATTACTCCTTTTTTAACTGCCCCATTCACTTGATAAAACAATATTAGGGTGATAGACAGGAATTTTTTTACCTTGAGGATTAGTGACCTGACCAACAACTAAACCTGCACGGCTCTTATCTTCTTCCATAACAATTGCTTTGTTACCCCAATCAGGAACAGACCCACCTTGTTCCATTTGCGCCCTTAGCCTATTTTGTTTCGCTTGCCATGCTAAAGTATCAGGAGTATCTTCATCGGGATGTCCTTTTAATATATCTTTCCAAGCCATTTTCAAGCCCCCATTCTATCTACAAGAGTATTAATTTCATCCCAACTCATCTTAGAAATCATATCACCATCGGGAACAGTTTCATGTTTTCCCACAACAGGAGTAGGGGAATTAACTGTAACTATACCCGACTTCATTAGAATGTTGTCATTGTTATATACTGTGCCTTCAAGTTTCTTTAGTCGTGAAACTAATTCTTTTAATAAATCTACCATTTCTATGTTTTCTTCCGTCATATTAATTTCCCCCTGCTTTTTTAATTTCATTCTTCGTGTGTAATTGTTCTTCCCAATTCATTTTAATTCTCCCCAACTACCCTATAATCTTCCATAATACTATCAATATCTTCATCAAAATTCTCAGCAACTTCTTCCCAGTCAACATCGGATATACCATCCGAAGGCTTCATCTCTGTTAACTCTTCCATAAATCCATCAAGATGGGCCATTTTTTCGGGAAGTATTTTTGCAGCAAGATATTCTAAAATATCTTCTTTAGTATGGCCCTCTTTTACTAGGAATTTAATATCTTCAAGAATATCCATATAAAATCCATAATCATTCATTGACCATAAATCTGCTGAACGAGTTGCTGTTGCAGTATCTTTTAGAATATCTTGCCAAGTCATAATAATCACCTATTTTTTCACTGCAATATTGCATAAATATTCAAAAAACCATTATTCCAATGCGCAAAATCATAGGCCACATGGTCTAAAATCCATTTATTCTGTTTTTTCATCGCCATCTCAATCACTTTTTACCTCTAATTATCTTCCTCAAATCCTCTAAAAAATTCACTATTGGTTTGTATTTCTTTTGGTTTTGAGAAGAGACGGGGTTAGATAATCGTTCAATCATAAAATTCAGTCTTTCAAGATATTCGTCTCCGTAATCAGATTTCTTCGCCATCTCAATCACTCTCTTCTTTTCATCTATTTTCTTACGGATTTGAAACAACATGTCGTTTATGTCGGTATCTTGACCTAAAAATAATTTATTAAGATGTTGCTCTAATCTAAATAATGCTATCCGAGCCGGATTCTTTTTCGCATCTCCAATCACTTCTTCCCTTTCGGAATAGCCTTTTTCTTTTATTATCTCTTCCCAAGTCATATTATTCACCTTACTTCTTAGATATTTCATTTGCTAAGTCTAAAAACTTCTGTCCTGTTTCTTCAAGGTATTCTCTATTATCTTGGTTTAGTGGGACTCTTCCAGAAAAAGTATCAAAATCAGTTGAAGTCCGTTTACTTAAGTATCTACCATAAGTCCGTAAAGTGTCGGCTATTGCATCTAATATATCTTCTGTTCCCTCTTTACCCATTAAGTCTTTAATGGCCTTTTCGTTTCTCTTGAAATCATTAGCGACCTGAACCAAACCAGACTGCATATCACGATATTTGTCTAATTGAAATTCACTATACATTTCTTCGCTCATTCGTGGCCCTTGTTTTGGTTCTTTTTTTATTATCTCTTCCCAAGTCATATTATTCACCCATACTGTTCCATAGCGGCATCGACAAATTTTTGCCTATTACTGTCATCTAAATAACCCCAAAAAACATTAAATCCTTGTTTATACCGAGAAATCCATTCTTGGTCATAACCACCGTGAACTTTACCAAATAGCATTTCTACTAAAACTGTTGGTGAAGTATTCCAAAAGAAATTAATCACTTTAGTTACTATTTCGACTTCTTTACTTGCTTTCTTTAATTCATTTTCCCAATTCATATTAATCACCTAGTATTTTTTTAATTCTAATAAGTTTAGCCTCAGCAGGTCTTACTCTGTCTTCTAATTTTTTAATTCTCTTTACATGAAAATCTTCTATATGCTCAATCTCATCTGTGAGTTTTTTTATATCGGCAGGGGGAAGGTCTAAACCAGCAATCCACTCCTTCAAACCGCCTTTTTTAATCGTATCTTGCCAACTCATTTCTCATCCCTCAAACTACTTGCACTTTTTGGATATACTATTTTACGAACCTGTCTATATAACTGCTCATACTGTTTACGAAGTTTGCTCGCAGTAGCAACCATATCAACATTTTGCTCATTAATAGATTTCATCTTCTTTTTCATTTTAGAATCATCTTTAACTAAATCCAACTCTTCCATCATATTAATTAAATCTCCCAACTTAGTATAATCTTGACCAAAATATTCTGTTGGTTCAGCCGCTTGAAGTGTTTTCTTCAACTTCTTCTTTTCTTTAGAATCCATTGCATTAAGTATTTTACTTTCCTCTTTCAGCAGTACGTTTTCCCAAGTCATATTCATTCCTCTTCATCATTTCTTTCAGGTTCTTTTCCTAAATCCCCCAAAGTAACTGTACCTTCCCCTTGTTGAATTAATCTTTCAATAATATCTAATCTATCTAATACAGCCGCATCTTCCTCTACATCTTCCTCTTCCTCTTCCTCTTTAACAGGCTGTCTCTTTTCCCATTCTTCTTGTGAACGGTCAGCATAACGAGGTTCTTCTAATAACGCCATTAATTCATTCTTGTCCTTACTTTGTAATTCCAGCAGGCGTTCAATTAAAATTGGCCTATGTGATAAATCAGCCCTAACAACATTAGTTTGTTGTTCTACGATATACATTATAGCATCGCCTAATTTCTTTTCAATAGGTTTACCATAACGGTCAGGGAACTTAATTGTTCTTTGTAGGTAATTATAAACATCTTCATGGGCTTCCTTAATTTCGGAATCTAAACTTATTTTTTTCCCAAGATTAACCTTTTCAAATAAATCTAAATTATCGGGAGAATCAATAATTTCACTAATTCTATCTTCAAGTTCCTTACTGTAAATTAATTTACCCTTATAATCAAGAATATTTTTCTTCGCCAAAGCAGTTCTAATTTTAACTAACTTATCTTTGAAATCTATTAATCGTTTTTTATGGCTTTTAACTTTTGATTTACCTTTAGTTTGTTGTAATTTAACACCGCCGGTAACTTTTTGTGGCCTTACTTCCTTTAATCTCTCAGTTTCTTTTTCAATAAACTTATCAATCATTCCTTTTATTTTAGATAATTGAATACCCTCATGTTTAGTTTCTAATAGTTTTTGAAATTGTCTCAAACTATTTAATCTCTTAGAGTCTGTAAATAGAGTATTTTTAGTAGGAGTTTGTTGGTTCTTAGCCCAATCTTTTTTTGCTTTATTATAGTTAGTTTGAGTTACAGGTTTCTTTTTCTTTTCAGGATGACGTATTAGAAGGGGGTTAGGGTTTTCTTCGGTCTTTGTTGAATTCAACTTATTCCAGCGTTTAGTCCATGCATTTAATTCCTTTAAAGAGGGCATAGCCTCTACTTTTGGTTCTTTAAGGGCTAATTCGGGGTAATTTTCTAACAGTCGGTCAAGGGCTTCTTCTAATTCATTTATTTCTTCATTAGTAATATCCCCTTCAAAATAATTTATATTATTACGAAGTTGATTAGCATAATCCCCAATAGTTACCCTTTTAGCAATTTCATTAAAATAATGCTTAAGCAAAATAAATGGGTTATCTACCCCCATTAAATATGCTTTAAGTAAAGTCATTATTAACCCTCAATAAAATGGTTTATTTTCATGCTTTGGTCGTCTTTTAGGTGGAAGACTAATCACATTAGGAACAGAACTCATTGATTGTGGCTCTGGTCTATTTTTCTCTCCCAAACTCAAAGCCGCATAATCCGGCTTTTGAGGCTTTGCTTTTTCTTTCTGTGCTAAAATTCTTTCAGCACGGATTAATTCTTTTCTCATTTTTGTTGCTTCTTCTCTTGTTGTCATATTAATCACCTTTACGTCTTTTCAATTCCCTTTCACAGTCTTCAAGCATTTCTTTAATCTTTCTTAGTTGCTGTTTGGGCGAACTTGCCATCCTTTCATACGATTTAAGTAAGTATTTCATTTCTTCTAAAAATTCATCTCTTTTAGGAATTGGTTTTCCAAATGCGTCTAAACCTTGTTCATCAAAGTCTCTACCGAATTCATCAAATTCTTTTTTAACAGATTTAACTTGCTCAACAGTTTCAAGAGCATCTACCATTGGTTCCTCTGTATCACCATCTAAATCAGGGTAATCAGGTCTTTGGTCTTTCAGCACATTTTTCCAAGTCATTGTAATCTCTCCATTGCATACTTACTAGAAAAATCCTCATCGAATTCATCCGTATCTTTCATACCAACGTGTTTGTCGTATGCGCCCGTCGCCGCTTCGTATGCGACCAACGCCTTTGCAACCAACTCTTCTATTTCTGCTTTAGTCGCATAACCAATAACATCGTTAGACCCTTTTTGCCCACCTAAAAGGTCTGCGGTTAGCCAATCGTAGATATTATCCTTATCCCAAAAACCAAACTCATAAGCATCATATTCTTGCGGATTCGATAGTTTCTCTGTTGGTATTGAATAATTACCTTTACCTGCTACAACGCTCAATATTAAATCTGGAGCAACTTCTGTATTTGAATAATATCTTTCGGAAGTTTCCTGAAAATCAATATCACTAAACTTGAATTGCTTTTTTAATATATTTTCCCAACTCATAATAATCACAACTCATCTTCTACGTTATTATTCACCGCTTGTTTTTATTTTTCTTGCTAATGCTATTAATTCAGTAATTGCACCTTTCCGAGAACTAAAATAATCAGCATCAGGCATTAGGTCGGGAAAATCTCTCCCTTCTTCCTTTGATTCTTTAACGAATTCTTTTATATCGTCAATTATTTCAGCAAGTGCCTTTTCCACACCCCACCAATCTACAAACTGGTCTACATCATCATCACTTATACCATCAATTTCATATTTATCT